CGGTCGGTTTCTAACCTCTTTTCGAGCGTAGTGCCTCTTCCTGACACTCTATCTCTCTAAGGAGAAGAGACCTTTTCGACCTAAGTCGCTCAAGTTTCTGTTCCGGGTCCTCTGCACTCAATCTGGACCTAATCTGCTTCTTCATTTTCTTAGTAAGGGCTAAAGTAGCAGAAGGTGACGTCGTTACAATGGGACAAAATTCGCAGAATTCGATTACGGTTTCCATATACAGGATACCGCCAACAGCGGCTGTACCGTTGTCACTCGTAACTGCTGAAATTGCTCCAAAGTCGGAAAACCTCTCAATCAACCTATTTGAAGCTCCACTGCCAGACTCCAAGGAGTAAGTGTAGTATAGAGTTGAAGAGTCCATGCGACTGGTAACATCCATACTCCACGACTTCCATGGCATGAAGGCGGTGGAATCAGATAGGGCGAGTAGATCCGATTGGGTAACATTTAGGCGGGCTAACACGGGATGACCAGGGTCCTCAGCAAAAGCAAAGACAATACGCTGGTCATCCGTCGCGGCCGCCTGGGGCTCGTAATGGAACGCAAGTCTCTTAAGTCGATATCGTACGAACGCAGATCCTATTAGATCCCACACGGGCGAGAGGAAGTCACAATCCTCACGTGTCTCAGTGGCACTGTTGGACACGTAAATCGCCGGTGAAGTGGGGTTAAGAATCATGGTGCCTGACTGGGAATACGTAGCATTTCCAGTGGCCTTAAGAGCTCCATTATCCTGTCCTGAAGGTGACGAGGAATTGGCAGTCTTCAACAGCTGCACTATAGGTGCACAAGTACACATTTCTATAGAGGCTCCAGATCCTCTGAAATATGTATACTGCTGCAGATCTTGCGATACTGCGACTGGCGCGCCCTCCATTCCGGGTCCCATCCCGCGGAATCGGCGTGAGTTTTGAATTGGTCGGCGAGGGCGTTGCGATTGGCGCCCACGCGTCCTGTTTCTATTATTTCTTGGCATGTAGGGGATACCGCATGCTAACGAGACTGTTCATCCACACTTCATCTACACTAGACGCACCCGTGCAGTCGTTTGGCACTACGTCTTTTCAGACTTGGCTTGGAAAATTTTACACCTACGACCTAGCAACATTTCTGCTGGTTTACGGTCACTGTATGTGCTTCTCACCTGACTAAGGCAACCAATTTGGGTGGGGCAAATGCCCGGTGTGAACCCCCTAGGGAACAATAAATAGTCATAAAATTTCGCTCGTGCTTAGCAACCCGCAAGTTGCGATATGGCAGGATGGTGATGGAATTCATCCACGAAGTCAGCGGATTTAGACTTCGGCCACATTATCCTCGCAGTTGAGTACTCATTCTCAATTGCTATCTGTTCATCTGGAGTTACATCAAACGCTAAGTAGAAACTTAGACGGGTATCACTAGTTGGTTCTTGACACTTCTGTTCCATTCCTCTAGACAAGAAGAACATTCCAGGTAAGTCATTACCCCAATTTGGAGCCCGTCTCCGGTCACCACATAGCATCTGATAAAACCTCCAGAATACTGGGATATCGCCTGCCAAGGCGAGTCCGCACTCTCCAATTGCGGTGCGGGCGGATAGCCACTCTTCTTCATGGCGGCAGGATTTGAATGAAATAAGGTCCTTAGACAAACAAACCCTAGGGTCTCTCACCATCCGGTATTCGGATCCGTCAAACACTGGCTGTGCCTGACAGAATACCACCCTCTCAAGACAAGTTACACTGGGTTCCCTCTCCATAATGTAACCCATCTCCCTAAACCACGGTATCAGAGTTCCGAGTCTTCCTTCGTCGCGCTGCTCAACAATGAGTATGCAGTCATCTCCGTCGTTAACAAACTCGTACTTAATCTCCAATGTCTCCATGTAGGTCCACATCAACCCGCACATAATTAGGACATTTCCTAAGGCGGTGTTCATATCCCCTGACATGCGACTTCCCCGGGTTTGGTAGAAGATGTCCCCGTCCTGACAGCGGCCAAATCCTTTATTGCTCAGTTGCCAGCTCAAGAGCTCACGGAGTTTTGGATCATTCTTATAATGTCTCAGGTAGACTGAATGTTCCCACTTCAACGCTTGCTCTGATGTGTGCTGATCAAACCGTTTGGCATCTAAACCAACAGCAACAGGATGTTTAAACTCTGACCACTTCGAGGCTATAAGCCGGCCACGTTGTTGTGCATTCATTCCTTTGACAACAACGGGCGAGCCGAATACCTTACCAATCGCACGATATACCTCATGCTCAATGGGTTTTAAATATACACCAACTTCGACATTGTACCTTGGGTTCCTCGGTTGGATAACACGAGGTGCTGGGTCGGGTTTAGCGGTGAAATTAATTTTCTCCGCCTTAACGAAGGTGCTCAGATAAGAGTCTTTCTTCTGCACCGGCCGATGCATCAAACTCTCCACAGCGTTTCTATACACGGTAAGCTTGCGACCCCGATAATACTCCAGGAATTGATCCCGGGTTATTGGGGTGGTCGAGGGCATACCACGCAATACTCGACTGCGAAAAGTAGACATTCTCTCCTAATACACTCCTTCAACGGGCTGGACGGGTGGTCGGTATTCACCATCCATCTTCGTAAAGAAGACCCGTTCCAGCAAACCACGAGCCAGCGTATCAACGTCGGCATTGTGAACTCCGAATTCAGCTCCGCCACCCATAGCTATGAGCTGATTGACTCTTCGGACTTTACACTCCCCCCGGCCACGGCGGACGAACAACCTTGAACCAGCTATCGCATCTTCATTGACCTTAGTCTCAGACAACGACGACTTAGTGCTGATTCCCGTTTTCCACTCCGGGCCTATTGAAAAAGGGGGTTTTCCCGCTGCCGTGCTAATCGCATAGCAACCTCATCATTTGCACTCTCCAAGCAGCATGCAAAGTACTCTGTTTCACTCGGAACAAAGACCAGAGCAACTGCCATGGGCAAGTCACGCGCAATGTGAGAAGGCCGATGACCATGATCCTCCATCCACTGACGTAGGAAGGCATGGACGGCCTTGCGATTAGCTTCGCTGCGAG